AAATTGGCATTTATGGATATGTTGCAACTTGTGCGAAGTATCCAACAGCATTCAGAAACATCACTGTCGCCTAGTAAGCGAACAAGAGTTGCCTGGCAGGTTAGACCCCTGTCCTGCCAGGTAACACCACACAAAAGGAAAACAAATGGCATCAATCATCACACCAGCAGAATTAAGAGCTGCACTTAATGGTGTTTCATCATCCCTTTATTCTGATGCCGTATTAACAGAAATTATTGATACAGCCGAATCAGTAGTCGGCAACTTATTAGTCAAATGGAATGCACCAATTGACAAACATTATTCCGAAAGCACAACTGTCAGCACAGTTCACACAACTAAACCACACAAATTTTATGCAACACAAACAGTTGCAATTGAGGGCGTAGAAGCACACATTAACGGCAACAAAACAATCACTGAAATTGTTGACGAATTTACATTTAAGATTGCGACAACAGGTGCAACAGTTCACCTGGATTGGCGCAATGTAATACCAAATGGCCTTGCAGCAGAAAACGATTTATCACAATATGCAGATGTTGCACCAATTGAATCAGCTGTGCTAACAGTTTCATTGGATGTATTTAAAGCACGCACATCAGCAGGAGCAACTCAGAATGGATTAGATTTTGTTCCTGCTCCTTACATTTTAGGCCGTACTATTCAAAACAGAATTGTTGGAATGCTAGGTGCTTACATAGATGTTGAGGCCTTAATCGGATGACAACCCTTGCAACAGTACGCGCAGATTTAAAGACAGCAATCACATCAAACAGCAATTATTCAGTTGTTGACTTTGGTGCAGAAGTAATCACAACCCCATCAATCATGATCGCTGCCGGTAATCCTTGGCTTGAACCAGTAACAATTGGAAACAACAAAGCCTGGCGCGTTAATTACATACTTGAACTTGTTGTCGCACCAAATAGCAATCCTGGTGCATTAACACAACTTGAAACAATGGTTGCAGCTGTGCTTCCTTTGATTCCACAATCTTGGCAGATTCAAAATGTTTCGAGCCCAAGGATATCTCAAGCAAACACAAATGATGTGTACTTGGTTGAAATATCAATTACTACAATCTACAATCCATAAGAAAGGATAAACAAAATGGCCACATCAGTATTTACCGGCAGATCGATTGCTTTGACATACAAGGCTGTCAATTATGATGACCAAATCATAAGTGCAACAGTTACATTAGACGATCCAAACGCACAAGTTCAAACTTTGAATGGATTAGTCGATTATGTAGTTGACAAAGAAGTCGGAACAGTAACAATGGAAATTCTGCAAGACTGGGGTGTTGCTTCAGGACTTTGCGACACACTTTGGACAGATGCAGACACAAATCCAACCACAACACAAGCAATGACTTTGACAATAAATGCTAAAGTTATTTCTTTGACAGTTTTACCAAAGCGACCAGATTTTGGTGGAACAGCACCGGATGCATTAACCACAACAGTGACAATGCCAATCCGATCAGTATCACTAGCGTAACTAACGAACAGGGGTCACCTAAATGTTTAAGATTAAAATAGAATGGACATTGGCAAATGGAAAGTCTTTTGAAGAATGGACTATTCCATGGGAAATTGCACAAGCTGAAAAGGAAACTGGCACAACTTTCCTTGAACTATTCAAACGAGAATTGCCACCATCAATTGAACAACAATTTTGGTTGGCTTACCAAATGCAAAGAAGAATCAGTGACAAGCCAGTTGGCAAGTTTGAAGATTGGCGATCACAAGTTGTTCACATCAATTCAAAGGACTTTGCAACAACAAATTTTACCCAGCCGGAAGCATAGACCGGACTTTGATAGAACTGGCAATCGTTTCGCGCCAGCCATTGTCAGAGTTCAAAACGCTTTCGGCAGAGCAGGTCTCAACCATTGCAGATGTGGTGAATAAGTTTCATGGCAACTAGACCATTTGAAATCAAAATCAAAGACGCTGACATCAACGCTATTCGTAAAACTTTTAAGAATATGGATGAGATTGCTCAGAATGACATGAATCGTGCAGCTCAACAAATTGCAATTGAAGCAGCTTCAGCAGTTGGCTCAGCTCTACAATCAACACCACAAGGCCAAGCACTTGCCAGATCAATTAAAGTGTCACCAAAATCAAAGACACCATTCTTCACAGTTGGTGGAAGTTCAGTGAAACTTAGAAATGGAACACCAGTTGGCGAAATTGCTTTGGGTGTTGAATTTGGTGCTTACCAGGACAGACCACGCAAAAGAAAAGGCAAGTCAACAAATTATGTTGGTTACCGACAGTTTCAACCACGATCACCACGCGAGGGCAGAGGCAACGCAGGTTACTTTATCTTTCCAACACTTAAAGCATTGCAACCAGAGATAACAAGAAAATGGGTTCAAGAAGTTGATAGAATAAGACGAGAATGGCGCGAAAGGATTTAACATGGCAGATATTAGAACACTGAAACTGCAATTACTTGCAGACACAGCGCAATTCTCAACAGGCTTAAACAAAGCATCAACAGACACACAATCATTTACAGCCAAAGTTGACAAGATTGTTGCAACAGCAGCCAAAGCATTTTTAGGCCTTGCAACAGCAGTTGGAACAGCAGCATTTGCAATTGGTGTCTCAGCTGTCAAAGCAGCCATTGAAGATGAAAAAGCCCAGGTTAGTTTGGCTCAAACATTACGCAATACAACCAAAGCAACAGATCAACAAATTGCAGCAACCGAAGATTATATTGATGCCACAGCTAGAGCAACCGGCATTGCTGACGATCAGTTAAGACCATCCCTTGACAGATTAGTTAGATCAACTCAAGATGTTACAAAAGCACAAAAACTTCAACAACTAGCATTAGACATTGCAGCCGGTACAGGTAAAGATTTAGCAGCAGTCACAGAAGCCCTTGGAAAAGCCTATGATGGCAACCTGGGTGCATTGAAGCGTATCGGTGTACCACTTGATGAAAACATTGTTAAGACCAAAAACTTTGATGCAGCTGTTATTGCATTGTCTGAAACATTTGCAGGACAGGCTGCAGCAGCAGCTGAAACATTTGCTGGAAGAATGCAAAGAGTTCAGATTGCAGTTGATGAAGCCAAAGAACAAATCGGATTTGCTTTACTGCCTTTCATGGAAAAACTTGCCAAGTTTGTCACAGATAATCTTGTGCCAGCACTTGAGGGCTTAGTCAATGGATTAACCAGATCAGGCAAACAAGGATTGACAAAAGCATTTTATGATGCTGGAACTGGTGCAGTGACATTTGGTTATGATCTTGAATCAACTGAAGGTCAAGCCTATTTACTTGGTGAACAACTTAGAGACCTTGGTGACTCAGTAGGTAAGTTATTAGCAGTTGACCCAAACTCAGGTGAAAGCCTTTTGATTAAGTTAATTGATTCATTAACAAAGATTATTGAAAAGACTGAAGCAGCAATTAAAGCATTTGAACGATTTAAAGAATCATTTGTCGGTGGTGCTTTACTTGACATAACAACAGCACCAATCAGAAGCGTAGGTGCAGCAATCAGTGGCAACCCTGGTCAAGTCATAAACATCAACAACACATTTGGTGCAACCAATTCCAAAGCACAAGCACAAACAGTGGTCAAATCAATCAACAACGCTGCAAAGGCTGGAACTGTCAACAAGTTTGTCAAACCAATGATTCCTGGCAGGTAACAAGTGCCTTGGTCACCAAACGCCACAGTTAAGATCAACGGCACAGCCGTAACCAATTACACGCTTGAGGGCGTACAAATCAGCATGGGTCGTGATGATGTACAACAACAATCAACAGCAGGATTTGCCACAATTGACTTCTTAAACCTGCCATACACTGATGTTGAAATTTTTGACGAAATAACAGTTACCCTTGACAACTTTGCAGGAACAGACACAAACATTTTTACAGGCACAGTCACAGATGTATCAGTCTCAGTCCTAGATGCTGGAACAACAAACACATTTATCACACAAATCAGTGCATCCGGTGGGTTGTCAAAACTAGCAGCTAAAGAAGCAAACATTATTGGATACCCGGAACAAAAAGATGGTGATCGCATTGTCTCAGTTATCACCGACACTTTTGGACTTAAGTGGAATGAATTACCTGCAACACAAGTGTGGACTGATTACACGACAGAGACTTGGAATGATCTTCTAGGTGTTGACATCTCAGACATTGACACACCTGGCACATACGATTTGTTTGATTCAACTGGTGATCCTGGTGCAATCAATGCTTTGAATTATGTTCAAACAGTTGCAGACTCAGGCAGTGGATACATCTTTGAAACAACATCCGGTGGCATTGGATACCAAGACCAGGATCATAGAGCTGATTATGTGAGTGCCAATGGGTTTATTAACATCTCAAAGAACTTTATTCTTGCAGATGGAATCAATGTCACAACATCACGCAACGACATCATCAATGATGCAATAGTCACTTATGGTGACCCAACAGCTTCATTCCAAACTGAGGAACTAGATTCAATCAGCTTGTACGGCAGAATCACAGCATCAATTGACACATACTTAAAGACTGCAACAGATGCCGAAACTTTGGCAGATCGCATTGTCCTTTTGAATGCTTACCCTCAACCAGTTATCCAAGGCATCAGAATCCAAATTGATGCACCAACTATGACACAACCATTGTTGGATGCACTTGTTGACGTATTCTTTGGCATGCCAGTATCAGTGACAGACTTTCCAGCACTTTTGTTTCCTAACCAATTCTTTGGTTATGTTGAGGGATGGTCATGGGAGATTGACAGATTTACTGCTAGACTAACATTGAATGTTTCAGACTTCACATTCTCAGCTGTGCCGGTGGCGTGGCAAGATGTATTTGCTGGTGAAAGTTGGAGTACAATAGACCCAGCGTTACAATGGCAAGACGCGTTATTAGGAGTTAATTAATGGCAACAACAACCCCGAACTATGGGTGGACTGTACCGACCTCAACTGATTTGGTCAAAGATGGTGCAACAGCAATTGAGACTTTAGGTGATGCAATTGATGCATCTATGAACACAGCTCTTGGCACAAAGAAAGCCGGGATGGTATTACTGAATACAACTAGTTTTAGTGGAGTAGCCAGCGCAAGTTGTCCTGCAAGCACTTTTAGTTCAACTTATGATAATTATAGAATTATTATGGATGTAGTTCCAAGTTCTA